GACAACTTCTAAAAGTTGTCGGGCTTTCTCGTTATTAATCGGTGATTATTAGTTATCGATTTCTATTTTCCTCCGTCTTCTTCATCGTCCCCTTTCCAAAAGTCACGTTTTACACACTTTAATCGTGTATAAAAACCTCTATCAGAACGATAAACATAAGAAAGGTCATCAGAGACGTATTGGCCAGATAGCATATTGTCGAATCTGATCCCTTCTTCTCTGTCTCCTGCTCTGTCTCTCTCTTCTCTATCTCTTTGGATGAAGATTGGGATTTGTTGGCATACTCGGACGTAGTTGTTTATGTCCATCAAGTGACATTCAAGACCAAATCGTGAAGATGACTTTCTTTGTAGGAGGTTTGACATCTTCGAGAAGTAATAGTTCTTATGGACATTTTCGGAATATTGCTCGATGAAGTTCACTGATTTATGAACTGTTCGATCAGTCAGTTTATGGCTATCACCTTCGGTTTCCAAGCTCTTTTGGAAGAACTCTTTATATTCTCGTGAATCGTGATCATAATAGTGACAGCTTATCTTGTTACCGTCTTCTGTCATATCTCCGATAGAGTTCACAACACGATAGTATGAGATTCCGTTCTCAGTCAAAAGTTTCACATTAGCATTTGACAAGAAGAATGGTGTCATCTCGGATTTTTCCTCATCACTTTCTGAGAAATCACGATCACCATACTTCAAGGATTCTCTCACTTTCCGAAGATCAATATCGATATCGAAAAGCTCATTGACCTCGACAACATTCAAATAGTAGTATTGATCGACAAAAACTCTGAAGAAAGATTTGTCGTCTTTGTACATTGAAGGTATGAGATCAGTTTCTAAGAACTCTTGGATCGTGATGTTCGGACAGATTCTCGTCATCACGTCATCAGTCTTCGTGTCGTTTGATGCAAATCCAAGACCGAACAACTTTGCAATATCCTGCAAAGTGTCGAAAGATGACTTCTTCCCGAACGATTTCACACGATCGTGGTGAAAGTCTTCGATTTCAAGGATACCAAAGATTGTGATTCTTGCGTTTTCTGATCCAGATGAAGATGACGAGTTTATGATTCTAAAGTTCTGTCTTATTGGTTTGAAGTCTTTGTTATCGGAACGAATAAACAGCTTTAATACGTCATCTGTCAGAGTTCCATAAGATCTCATCACCCCGAAAGTGTCTTGGAGAGTGCAGGAAATCGTAGGTAAAAAAGACTTCCCAATCGAAAGCTCAAAGCTCTCAATAGAACCGTGATCAAACTGGAATCCATTGATATCAATGAACGGAGCGTATCTGCCGACACGTTTCTTTGTTTCTATCGGGATGTCGGGGATATCTGGGATTTTTATATCACCATGCTTCTGGATATCAATGGAAGGATCAAAAATAACGACTACTTCTTTCATCTCTTCTCACCCTTGAATTCACTCTTTGGAATCTGCTCGATTATGGTCGACATTGCGATATCAGTCGAACCGTTATAACCTTTTCGATAATACGAGAACTTTCGACGATGAACGTACATGTTCGACATAGAATCGACCCTGTAAAGTCTCCAGCCAGATTCGGCAGACCATTCACGTCTCCCACGTCTCCCAGACTTTGAAACAGAACGAATCTTCACTTTCCCTCGGAGGTTGTCCTCTTTGTCAGTTGATGCCACCATCCACGCACGGAGATATTGACGAATCTTGCCGTCGACAACTGAATAACCATAGCAGTACGGTTCTACAAATCTGGGACCTGGGAGCACACCATCATCATCTCGAGAATAGTAGAATTGCACATAGTATCTTTGCCGTATAGCAGATTGTAGAACACTTCCGTTTATGTCTCCGATCCCCTCAAAGATCTTCAATTTCTTCATACCTGTCGAATACACATTTCGTTATTTACAAATGTTTCCGAAATACGGTCAGAACGAACACTTTTAAATAACGAAATCGCTTCTGATGAATATCAAGAAACTATACGACGACATAACGGAAGGCAATCTCACAACAGGTATTGTCGATGATCTCTTATGGAAAGATGCGGAGAGAATCAAGACTGGAAAAGATAAACCTCAAGACCTTGATTCACTGCTGGAGATGTACTCAAAGTGGTATCTTTCGAAGAAATCACTGATCAGAATTGAAGATCCAACATTCCTCTCTTTCAAGATCATTATCGACTGGACATCACCACTCTTTAGGAATAATGATAAGCGTGTTCAAGTGAGGAAGGAGAAAATGGGAGGTGGTGAAAGTCTGTCGTATTACTTAGAATCTGTAAATCAAACTTGGAGAAAGGAAAAACTTCTGAGTTTCCAAGGAAAGATGCGAGAACTGATGACCACAAGATTCCACTACATGAAATCGATGGATGGACTTGGAAGTTTTTGGAAGATACAGCCAAAAGTCGCATTTCTCCCTCAAGAGATAACGATTAGCACGATAGAATCGATGGACATGTTCGTATCTTCAATGGCGGATGACTATCTTCATGCAACATACGACTATCAGAACATGAAGAACGTTGCACCGATCAACCTTCGACGGTTTGATATGATTGTAGTTATTCACGAAGTCAGAAATATAAAGTCGATGCTTTCCAACTACTTCAATAATGATGAGAAGTACAAGAAGATAATGGAAGAACATGGTGGTGAATCTGATAGGTTCATAAAAGACCGTGATGGAATGGTCTTCCTCAATCCCTATCTTGGAACTCATGCCTACAAGTTCACAGATTGTGAGTTCGACTTCTCAGAAACTTTCTCTTATCTTTCGAGTGTCTCCAATGAAGGAGGTAAAGAAGTGTCTACAAAGTTCAAGATATCGCTCGGTCGTATGGATTTCAGATATCACGATCTTGATGTGTTCTCTGAATCGGCAAGAAAGAAGAGATTCCTCGAGGAAGTAGAACCACACATTTATAAGAGATCAGAGAAACAATCTGAAATCTCGAGAGAGGTGAGAAGATTCACCGTAGGTGGAGAGAAATCTTCATCTTCGGGGATTGGTGATATTCTCAAGAAGGTAGCAATTGAAGAAGCTCGTAAGACATCTTCTGCCGTCACAAGAGCAATCGATAACCAAATCAAGGGAACTGCTTCACATGCAACAAAAGCTCTGAAAAAGAAACTCGATGAACTTGAAACCGAGTTCAGACCTTCCAACGTCGCAGGAAGATTTGCAAACAAACAAGCAAAGAAAGCAGGTGACGTTGCCAAACGTGCAATCGATAAAGTAGAATCGGGGGCAGATACCGCAATTTCAAAGTTGAAATCTTTCATGGGTGACACAGGAAGTGCAGGGAATGGTTCTGAACAAGGTGCACAGACAATCAAAAACCATAATGACCAGTTCGGCACGTCAAAGGAAGAGACTGCAAAAGCCTTGAAGTCGATAAAGGAGAGTTCCGAATTCGAATTCCCAAGACACCAAGAAGATGACACACGAGAACAGCTCCGTGAAATAATAACCGAGAATAAGTCGAAGTTTGAATATGTTCGATCTGTTCTCGAAGAATCGATGAGACAAAATGGATAACTACAAGACACTTCACAGAAGAAAAACAAAGCTGAAGAATCTCGGGTATGATTATAGAGGAAAAATCATGCAAAGATCGCTTTCTTCTATAATCTACCTTAATGAAAATGTCGAAGGATTCTTGAAGTATATCGAAGACATAATGACGCATCTTGTCTATTCCGTGAAATCTATCAAGAAGAGAGTGAACTTCCTTGTCGACAAAGATGAAGACTACATCAATTAAAGACATCCTCGGGGAGGATCTTTTCAAGGAATATGAACGTGTGATGCGATCGACTGCAGAAGTCGATATGTGTAAGATACACTTCGACGAGATTCCTGCATGTCCTCTTGAAGGATGTCATTTGACAATACCTTCCGACATAAAGCCGATAATTGACAAGTCACTCTTGGAAGCTGTCGACAAACTTACAAAGCAAGAAGAACCTCAATTTTCAATTGATGAGTGCTTGTCTTCGATCAGTTCTACAATTAGTAACGTATCTGCAAGAGTAGACAAAGATAAAGACACGATACGGAGAATCCTTGAACTTTGTAAAGATCTACCTTTGATTTATGCGTGTTCCTTTATCCATGAGCGATCACTCAAAGATAGATCGAAGATAACTGGACTTGAATCGGGAATACCTTCGAAGGTTTATGATGTTATTAGAAATGCTCATCAAAAAACCGCATCACCAATAGAGCGTGTTGAAGATCTCTCTCGAAAACTCAACTTTGAGAGTTTGGACAAACTTCTGAAATCTCTCGATGAATCTTTGCGCATATTCAACAACTGTCTGAACAGCAAGAGGAAGTATGATTCCAAGAATGCGATAAAGATCTTCGGGAAGAAGGATGGTAAAAAACTGAAGTCGAGGATATTCCACCAATCTTACGTAGAGCACTTCATCATAGACTTTTGTAACAAGTTCGTAGTTTTCGATACAGAACTCAAAGAGAAGCAGATCGCAGACGACTTGAGAAGTGTGAAATGTGTCATACAGTCAATGATGATTGATGGTGACGAAGGTCAGAATCTTAAAGATTCGTCGGACACTAATCAAGATGCTGATATGTCTCTACGTGAAATCTCCAGAAATCCAAAGGCTTATGATATCACAAAGCCTGCATATTGGAGAAAGTTCACAACTTTTCTGAACATTGTCTCTGTGATTCCTGCATATTGGACAACTGGTATAATCCTGCCACCTTCCACACCAATCAAGCTTCCGATCATTCATAAGTTCATGGTGGTTATTCCTGCCGTCATCATTGGGAAGATTTTCGTGATATGGCTCACTATTAACGGTGTTGTGGTTTTCCCCACGATGCTTGAAATAGACCTTAATCGAAAAGTCTCCTCGACATGGAGGATTCTCTTCCGTGGAGGATCTGTGAAGATAAAGGACAATGGGGGATCGATTGTTATAAACACAAACTTGAAGACAGAGACGGAAAATGGAGGATCTGCAATAGTCGACACCGATCCTTCTGGGTTCCAATCTCTGGCTATCCAATCCGACGATTTCCCACCTTTTGAGAGAATGGGAATGAACAATTTACAATTCATAGCTTTCCTCAACGAGATGATGAGGAAGCAGACACCTTACATGGGCTTCCCAGCGTAATTAGACAAATGAAAAATGCTACAGAATCCAAATCCGAATAACGTCAGAGGATACAAACAAGGTTATTATATTCCAACCAACAAAGAGAAGTTTGTTGGTCATTTGAACAAAGAAGGTGTTCCGTACAGGTCATCTTTGGAACTCAAGTTCATGAGACTTATCGATGCGAATCCGAATGTAGAAAAGTGGACATATGAACATCCCGACACAAAGATCTCATACTTCGATCCAATGATGCAAAAACAGAGGACTTATTACCCAGATTTTTGGATGCAGATGAGAGTGAAGGGAGAGTTAAAAACGTTCCTCATAGAAGTAAAACCTTACTCCCAAACTCAGATTCCGAAGAGATCCGCAAAGAAATCGAAATCGACATATAGCAGAGAACTACAGACGAATCTGAACGTAGAAGTGAAAAGAAGATCTGCAGAGAAGTTCTGCGCAGAGAGAGGTTGGAAATATCTCTTCGTGACAGAGAAGTTCTTCGCATGAGAAAATACTCTTCTGATTAAAGAGAGGTACTTTCCTTGCATTCTGACATACTTTCCGCTATTTTCATATTCTTGAATAGTTTCGAGTGCAAGGAAAGTACCTCTCTTTAATTCGACAGATAAGAACACTGATAAAGATTTCAACACCAATATACAGAAAAGGCGACAACTCGATTTATAGAATTATCGCCTTTTCGTTTTTCAAAGATAGCGATCAAATCACCATTCTCCAAATGCTTCTGTCTTCTCGTTCATCTTTTTCATCTTGTGTTGAATGGTACGTTTTCTTCGCCATTCACATAGCGAACAGTTACATCTTCCCATAGAGACGTGTTTATGTGTAAAGATTCGAACATAACGAGGATTCTTCCCACGAACTTCAGCTAATAATCTACCACGATACTTGAACATCTTATAGCCATTTCCACGAGCAACTTTTTCAGTATCGGAATACCTAT